AAAAACACGGAATTCCGCATAAAATGGCCTCGTGGTGAATTAGGTGCTTTGCCCGCGGATGCTCAGCAGGATTTATTAATTGAGTTTCTTTCTGGACAAATTGAGTCTATGATGGAAGATATGGAGTCAATGATGAGTAATTCCGTAAATATAAAGAGAGCACAGCATGATATAGAGCGATTGCTTAATGATGTTGAAAAGCTTAAAGACAAGCTGAGGGAATCAAATGGAAGTAATTAGCGTAATCGTAATGTTCATATTTGGAAATATGAACGATCAGGAACATAGGATGACACAGTATGTTCCAATGGAATCACTCTCCTCGTGCATGAAGGAAGTGAGAATACTCAAGAAAAAAGAAACAGATTATACAAAGGATGCATTCTGTGGTCCTGCGTTGGTGGAACTGAGTGATGATGGGGAAATCCTGACATTGCACACTGAGATCCCAGAGGGAGCGAAGATGGTCAGGAAAAAAATAAGCAAAGAAGCATTTGAGAGATGGACACTTAGGTCCAAGGAAAAATGGAATAATAAATGAAAGATACTATAAAAATACTGTCAGATATGACTAAGAAGGACGCAGAAAAGTGTTTAGTCTTTGCGTGATCCATACGATTGGATCACCTTCAGCATCGAATAAACCCCGTTCCTACGACCAGGAGTCAAGAGATTATTTAAATTCAAACCGTCTAATGATTTCTCTTCGAAGGATGCTATATCGCTTCTTGTAGAATTACTGAAGACGTCAGCTAAAAGACATACCATTCCTTTGGATATAAGAGCAGCTGAATCAGCTGTGAAATAAATCGTATCTTCATACGTAAAATGAGGAACAAGCCATGTCTGTGACTGACACCCTGGCACCTCAAACTCATCCAGCTTAAACCTTTCAGGAACTGTTGCTGACTTCTTACCAAAGTCCATCAGCCACGTATAACGATCCATAGTCTCCTCCAGGCTGTTAAGAATCTCTATGTATCTACCTAGCCTATTTTGTATCGGTGTTTGTTTCTCTTGTTCCATCTCTTGTGCCACGCCCAGTTGCTGATTTTGCTTCCATATATCTCGCATATATTTAGAAACCAATCTTTAATTTTATACCACATCTTTAAGCATTATCATTATGAGAACTACAACAGCAAGGATGCTTACAAGGTATATCCATTCGTATGTGAATTTTTCCATGATCCTCCACTCTCGTTCTCTTTGTTTTTTATTCTTCATCAAGTTTGCACTCCGGTTGTAGCTTTATGCAAGCTATCGTGTTTTGTTCATCGGCAACTAATTCATCGATGTTCTCATCCCCGCAATCTATTTTTTTACATATGAATTCCCTTGGAGGTACCGTAAGTGAGTTCACTTCCCTCACCTTTTCCTTCTGCCATGGCCATGAACATCCTGGCAATAGTCCAAAGACTAAAAAGAGTAAAATGATTAAAATACCCGGGTACAATAGGTACCGGGAACTCCTTAAAGGCCCGGTACGCAAGGATAAGAGCTTTTTTATTTGGCGGAAAACGGTCGGTTTGTCTTTTGGATCCCAGACTTCCACTATTTTTCCTCTTTCTTGGTTTTCCGCTCTTTTGTCCTAATCTTAGCATTAAATGCTATAGAAATGCGTTGTCTTGTTGGATGTGGGTTACGAACTACATCATGTTGCAAGTAAGATGGAAATAATAATATGTCTCCGTCATGAGGTTCATGCCCAATCATATTGGAGTGAGGCATTCCTGGCGAGATCATTCTGTACAACTGTTCATGTGTTGCAAATCTAATGATTCCTGTTCCGGACCCTTGTACATAATAGACGCCGGATAGATCAGCGTTCGCCATATAGTGGGTATGAAACATATTTGCTGCTCCAGGCTCATTTACATTTGTCCAATAAACTACATCGGCATCCACTGGAACCTTAGGCAGGAAATAATCAGTCCAAGCTGCAAGAATCATGCTCATGGGCTTGAACAGTTCTTGTTCACATTTATATTTCTCCGCACTTCTCCAGCAACCCTCATTGGTTGCGATCATTCCTTTTGGGTCCTTCTCGCGTAATGACATAATTTCAGTCAGTAATAAGTTATTAAGATTCTCATAATTTTCCCAGCGCTTATAAAATAAGCGTGTGTCCTGGACTGGAATCTTTGCTATTATATCCTGGACTATCGGCCCGTCTTTTTCTTTCGCCATTTTGCTGACCTCAACTTTCTCTTTTTACTGCCGACTTTCCGTCGGCCTTTATGTTTTGCTAAGCCTACCTTAGCCATTAAATCTTTATCATTTTGCCTTTATGTTTTTCAGAAATCTCCGTAGAGCACTTCGGACCGCATAAAAAGTTAATTTTATATTTAAGAAAAGGATACCACGCTTTAGCGAACGAATATCTCCATTCATTTCCATCAAACCATGTATCACAGTTGAAACACTTGAATTCAGGAGCCGTACCTCCTTTAGGTCCTGCTCGCACGTTCGTCGGATCATAGTCCTCTCCTTTCTTATACGCCACACAGGCCTTCGCATTCATCCTGAAACTCTTCATCAAAAGTTTCTCCAAACAACGACTGCTGCTTTGGTTTCTCCTGGAAGTCTATACTTCGAAGGGCCTTGGCTGATTTGTGTAAAAACAATTCAGCTGTTGTATTTTTTAATCCATGTCTTATTTTCTCATCAACATCACACGCATCTTCAAAGTCCGCTGGATAATTTTTCTGCATATTCTTCCATTGGTCATTATGATGATATGGGCATCCTATACACGAGGATTTCCCCGGCATAGGATGCTTTTTGCCATCGCGGTACCACCTGAGGCAGTCCGCTCTTGACATTTTCATCTCGATCAATGGCCAACGGGATTCAATCCATGGCAATCGTGCTTTTTTCATACGCATTGCTTCATCTGTTGAGATCCCAATCCATTGTTCGACGATTGTTCCTTTTTTAACGCGGTGACGTGGTTTTATGCCAAGTATCCTCCGCATTTCCTTTTGAATAGGAATTACTTTATAATCATGTGTACACTGTCTGTACAACATTCCAACCTTTCCACCAGGACGTGCTGCAAATAGTGGTGGATTTGGTACACGTCCGGCGAAAGACTTCCACTCCTCATTACCCCCTTTAATAGGGTTGGCTGCTCGAATAAGATCCTCACGGATATTGCTTCGTTCAACAGTAATGAGAGGGCAAATCGTTATATTTTTCTTTAAGTATTCTACGTGCTCATAGACAAAGGATGGTTCCCATCCCGTATCTGCGAATATCATGTAGTCTGGCTTGTGTTTTGTTAGTCCTTCTTGCGCCATGAGTGCGAGACAGGATGACTGAACCCCTGCCCCGAGTGATAATATCCGTAATGTTGGCTCTCTTTTGTTTCCTTCCTCATCAAGATACTCAGGTTCCTTAGTTGCAGCAACTGCTGCCATATTATTAAGGCTCTTTTTAGTAACTTTCGTAGACATCTCTTCCAAAAGCTTACGTCTTTCATACTCCATCTGCTCCGCGTTTATGGCAAAACCTGGTTTTGCCTTGGGTTTTTTACTTTTACCCTGTTCTCTATAGCCTCTGTTCACTTTGCGTTCCCCCAATTATCTTTTACTTTATATTCAACTTTAGATGGTACTTTTAAATCCACACAGTTTTCCATGATATCTTTAACATCCTCACCCTCTTTATCAGATTTTACGCTACAATTCAACTCATCATGCATCTGTAGGAGTGGTGTAATTCCTAGCTTTTCATACACGTCCACCATGGCCTTCTTTGTTTGATCTGCAGCTGATCCTTGAATCAATCTGTTAAGGGCCTTATAAGTACCAGCTCTCTTTACATTACCATATTCTGCTTCTGCTTGCTTTAAAGGCATAGATTTATAAAATTTATTTGGTTCATACCAATTAGGTTCATACATATCAAATCTGCATTTACGGCCAAGAAGAGTCCTGATAGTTCCTACTTGATTAGCCCTGTTCATGACAGCCTCTAGCATTCCTTGCATAAAGGGAACCTTAATTCTAAATTCTTTTAGCATTGCTTTAGCTTCCATAGGTGTGATATCCAAATCAACTGCCATCTTTTTGTAACCCATGCCATACATGACACCAAGACCAATTGTTTTTGCCAGTCTTCTAGGTATATTTGCCATGTCAGCTGTCTGTTGATGAAAGTCCAATCCCTTTACAAAGGCTTGACGCACATCTTCAGCTCCTTCATTCTTATTAAGAATGGCAAAGTGTGTCAGTAACCTGGGTTCCTGCTGTGAGTAATCAGCTGAGATCCAGTATTCTCCTTGTTCTGGGAGAAAGATCTTTCTTACTTCTGATCCAAACTCACTTCTAATAGGCATCTGCTGTAGATTAGGGGCATACATGGAAAATCTTCCTGTTACTGTTCCCCCACTGTCTCCTCGTATTTGATTAACGTGCGCATGAAGCCTGTCATTATGAATATATTTTGCTATTCCATCTATGAAAGTTCCTTGCAGTTTATTCAATACCCTTGCTTTTGTTACCATTCGTGGAAGTTCATGTTTGTGTGTTTCCAAGAAAGTCTGAGTAAAACTAGGAGCTCCTAAAGCAGTATGAGGATATTCCAGATTAACCCTGTCAAACGCATCAGCAACTGATCTCGCTGACCATAGCTGAACTTCACCACCTGTCAAATCTTTCATTCTTTTTAAAAATTTTTTCTCTTTAATACGCAGTTTTCGTTTCAATTCCATGGCCCGTGTCATATCAATTCTAATGCCACGCTTGGTCATGTTAAATATAACTCTAATTAACCTGCATTCCATATCATACACTCCTTCGAGTGCATCTTTCTCTATTTCTACCATGAGTCTTTCGTGAAGCTTGTAGGTTAGTAATGCATCTGCTTCAGCATATTCACCCACAAATGATGCATGCATTTTGTACATGTCAGCTTTGGGATCAAGTCCAAGTTCTTCAGCTTTAGCTTTAAGAACCTTTTCATCTTTCCGTTCCCCTAGATAATCTATGCCCATTTGATTTAAAGTATATGAATATCTATTCTCATTAAGAAGAGCTGAAGCAATCATAGTATCGTGGAGATATCCTTTAACTTCTATATCTATAGTTGACAGCCATCCAATGTCATACTGTGCATTGTGAAATACTTTTTGAATAGATTCATCTTCACAGACAGACTTTATATATTTAAGGACTTTCTTTTCATCCATATTTCCCCCACCTTCATGAGCAATTGGATAATAGGCTGTGAAATCACCGCTTGATATTGAAATGCCTATGACTGATCCCACCTTTCTAGGCCATCCCGGTCCCATTGTCTTCAGGGTTGTATCACACGTCTCCAGATCTATAGCCACTACCTTTTTTCCCTTCATTGAAGGAAATTCAGTTGGGTGTAACCATTCTGATTTAACTATATTTTGGTTAAACAGATCGTATGTCATTTACCCTCCTCATTAAGTTTCATAATATGTTGTCTAGTGACTTCCCCCATAATCTCGCCACGGTCAAGCTTGAGTTCTCCTGCTATGGCCATGTATGCAGCTCCATCAATATAATCGTCAATGTTATATTTACCCATTTGAGATCTAGACACTTTAAGTAATCCAATCATCATAGCCACTTCATCAGGGGTTATTGAAGCCATTGGTTTAAGTTTGTCATCCAGATAGGTATTCCAAAAATCTGCAATCTGCTCATGGTTCTTGAATGTATCTCCATGTGACTCCTGTCTGCTGTTGCTGACCAGATCAGCAGCTTTCATTAGTATTTCTTCTTTTTTCATATTATAAATCCTCTCTCTTGTTGGGGTTGTATTATGTGTAGTTCTTTCTTGGCGCGTGTAGCCCCTACATAGAATACACGGTTAGTATCGTCCGAATCCTTTTCCATCTCGTCCCTGTTGGCCCTGGATATATCAGTGAAGAGCATGACATTGTCGCACTCTCCACCTTTAGCAACGTG